TCAATGGTACGTCATGTTGACCGAATGCTTCAAAGTTGTAGGTTTCGTCCTGAGACAAGAAATGAACAGGATTCCTCGGGTGCACTTCATTGGAAACATTGAAAGATTTCCCCAATGCCTCTCCAGACAATGGGGTTGTTTCACATGTATGTACGATGGTTGAGGATCGAGTTTCAAGGGCAGAATCCTTTGTGATAAGGGCTCCAATACCGTATGATTTCGCTCCAGTTTGCTTAAAACCTGCTGCATGAACTGCAATAATAACAGGATTCCTGGATAGCGTCACGATAACGGAACCACACATACCTGGGCTTGTCTCGCCCTCGTACGTGATACAATCGTAGGGTTCAATTCCTTCTGGTGCCAATTTCTCAATGGATCTAATCTTTGTGACAAGAGCATACGAGGAGGGATTCCGGTATGCAGATGGATCTCCTTCCACTTGTGAAATGTGGTTGTTGATCACTGCTACTGGAGTTCCCACCTTGATGATATCCTCGTCAAAAGTAGGTAGCATTGCCTTGCTAAAATCAAACACGTCACCAGATTGGCTGATGTGTGCGACTATCAAGTCTGTTTTGAAAATTGGTCTATAATTGGTTTCATTGATGATACATGAAAACGTTTTTATGCCGGCCGCATGCGTCATTTTAAAATCGCATGAAATGCATGGACCTAAGTCCATAACATGGCCAACAAGAACCCATTCACTTGCACCAATTGGAAATGCATTGCACCATTGTCCCTTTCCAACCCTTTGTCCTGTACATTCATCGTATGTGAAATATTGCACGTTATACAAATTTCTATCGATACGAGAACACAATTGTTCGTAAGTACAAGAAGTAGAATACTCTGGATAAGATGGAACATTGGAGTATATTAAACGCCATTTCTCATCTCGATCCGTGAGTGCGGTAGGAACCTTAGCTGCTGCTTCAATTCGACTCAAGATAGCGCCTTCTGAAAGCTTCTTCTTTGTGTTCATCACATCATGGATGGACACTGCTGCGAGGCCAACCGATGCTATGAGAAACATGATTGCCAAAGTGGGTTCGCGCTCCACAGTGGACTTGATTTTTCCGAAGAGACTTTTAACTGATTCAGTTCCTACTTCCAATAGACGGGAGATCCGCTTCTTGGGTGAGTCTTTTGATGGAACAATTTTATCTGTTTTAGTCTTCTCAAGGGGTGTAGTCTCTTTATTCCTGAAGTATGAACAGCGGTTTGAGAAATCAATACTGTAATTGTAATCTTTCTCTTCACCACCTAGATCTCCTGCTTCTTTGATGGGCAGAAATTCGTTTGGTTTATAATCTTCTGGAATTTGAGCACACTTTCCGCATGGCATGATGTACCACGGGTGAATCTTGCAATGTGGTTTCTTGTGCATATCACATGCAGCACTAACAATTTCTTGTTGTCCTGCAAAGAATGATGGAACCATTCCTGCCAAGTAATCGATGTACCAAATGAGGTCCACCTTTCCTAAATGCAGGGGAACAGCGTTCCATTCATCAGCAAGAAAATCGGACTCATTCCGTGTTATTTCAACGGTGGAACATGTCAAATCCCACATATCAGGCATGGATGACTCGCGAAATCGTGGGTGCGGTCCTCCTCCAGGTCCAACACAATCTTCTTTCAGTTCGACATCGACGATTAAGTCAAATCGACGCATGATAGAAGCAGGATTGCATGAATAGAACCAGGCATGTAAGTCATCAGTATTGGTGGTGACAATGACGAGTTTACATCTAATGTCTATAACACCTTTACTCTCTACATCTGGTTTCAATGCTTGACAATGCATATTGTTAATGAATTGGATGAGTACCATAAGTGGATTTCCTTGAGTTTTGTCAGGTTTTGTGTTGCCTTTGTCATCTATAAAAACACATAAATGGCATGATTTGTATGCAGATTGATACTGATCGTCGCCATTTAGTGAACATGAGTATTCAGGCCCTTCCGTGAAACCCATGACTTGACAAACAACATGTTGTGAAATACCTGCCATTGTACTTTTCCCGACTGCAGACCCTCCACGAAATAATATCGCAAGAGGTTTTATCCGCAATCCGGAATCGTGCCAAGTAGCCTGCAAGTCGGTTGATAATTTGTCCAACAATATAAGCTTCTGTTCAATCTCTCTTCGCATGGCCTTATCATTTGGAAAGGCTTTCTTGAGAGTTTCTAAAGCTATTTGTGTATTGATGAATTCAACCAATATTTGAGACTCGTCTGATACATCATACTTTTCCTTCGCAACGTCCATTTGACCGGAGCGGTTAAGTTCCACTAAATGCCGACATTTTCGGTACATAAAGTCGATTTGTTCTTGATCTTCATCAGTAATTAAAAGAGCAAGATTCTTTGTTGCGAAAGCTGGAACAACTGTATCCACCACCCAATCGATGGTGGTGAAAAGATGGTGGAAGATGGAAGGTTGAGCTTTGCGCATTGCATGAACATGAAGTACTTTGAATACTTCATCTGTGAGTCCATCCTGATGCTTTTCTGGCATAATCCCGGCCAGGACGAGCAAATTGATGGCCCCTGCCAATTTTTGCCCGAATTTCCCTTGGGTGAGTTGCGCCCAGTTGGCTTCGAAAAAGCCAGATTCGCGTTTCAACCCATATTCAAGTGGTTCCCAACGAAGGTCCTCCCGTTCACCATGCTCATCTGTGCACAGTATTTGGACCAACATTCTACAAATGGTTTTACAAAAAGGTTTGGACCCAGTCCAAGTTTTAATGTATTGTGCCATTGGTAGTATCATATCACTCAGTTTCTCTCTGGTAGACAAATCTAATATTAAAATGAAAAGAGATTCAAAACGTGATATTAATACATCCCCCAATTCCCCACCATGGCTATATGAGACTGCATTCCGAATCTTAGTAAAAATATTCGTTATGGAATCAGATGCTGCGCCAAGGGTTCCCAGACCCTTACAAATGTTAGAAATATCCTCGAGAAGCCCCGCTTCTCGACAAACATTCATATATTTGTTAGGGGTATTGATTTTGCAACAATTGCGATTTTGCGCTCTCTTTCGAGAAGTTTTACGAAATGTTTTGACGTCCTCAGCTTGGACGTCCTGGTTCTGGAATGGTGTGCTCTGTTTGGGAACTTCGTGCTATACGATGCAAAGGGGGCTATTAACCCACCAATGCGCCGGTTCGTGTGAGACGCCTTTTATTCTTTTCTATGAAATTTTTTCCGCAAGCTTTAGG